TTACCCCGATCTATCATTCATTTCTAATATTTTTCGTTTTTTTCTCTTCAATTTAACTAGATTAAACATGCTACGAGACCAAAAAATAAAAATTAATAATACATAAATAATAACTAAAAATTTACCTAGCGTTCCTGTTATCAATTTGGGGAAATCAAAAATTTTTACAAGAAGATTATATACACCAGGGACAAACAATGCTGTTGAAAACAATGTGAGTAATTTTTCGAAAATATCTATTCTTTCCTCTATTTCTACTAATTTCATAAATAATAACTCCTTAAACAAATAATCTTTACATACGAATAATATAATTACTTAAAAATACTAAGAGGCTGCTTGCTTCTTTTCTAACACTCTTTCTTTCCATTTAATCAAATCTTTTTTAGAAATACCTAATTCAATCAGTTCTTTAGGAATGAAAGAATTATCCAACATCCATAATGATAATCTTTCTAAAGCTACATTTTCATTCCCGAAACTATAAAATCTTTCATACTGACTTTTTGTATTTGTTTGCTTACCTATGTATCTAGTTAAATAAAAATATCTTTTTCCTTGTGATTTAAAACAATGTAAAAACATATAACAACCTCCTGTATTTTTAAGAACATTTATTCGTACACGTTAAAACCTGTTCGTATCCTTTCAAAAAAAAGAAAGGAATGATTAGTCTTTTTTAACTAAATTCTTGTTGTAATAATCCATGATGATTTTGCTTGCTATTTCATTTTTGTTTCCTAATTCTTCGATTGCCCAAATCACTTTCTTGGGAACTTTCACAAAAATCGTATCTATTTTATCTTCAAGCGGTTTTCTAGGTCTCGGCAATTTTAAATCCTCTTTATCTCTTTATTATCATCCTCTTTTCTTTTTTTGTTTTTTTCTTTTTATTTTTCATCAGTATAGCAAATGTTTAAACTTCAAAAACATATCAATATTTTTTTCTAACCTCTTTTAATACAGATGTAACAACACCCAATTGTTTAGTGAATTGGTGAGATTGCAATATAACATCATCAACAGGAGTGACAATAACTTTCTCTTCAACCATATTTTCCAAAGCTTCTAATACATCATTTAAAATTCTTTTATCACCTAAAACCACTCTATTTGTTTTAATGTGCCAAATAATATTTTCTAATTTATTTTTGACTTCCATATTTCCATACCTTTCTATAAAAAATTCAAATTGTAATACAATAACGCTTTTGTTTAGTTTTGTTCCCAAATTCTTCTGATATTGTTAACAACAATTACTTCTTTTTTACGACTATACCAATTAGTCAAACTAATTGCCTTATACTTATTTATAACTTCTACAGTCGACTCTTCGTAATCCCAAATATATTGGTATTCAGGAGCTTCTTCCGTATGAAATTCTATAGTTACTTTTTTCACTACTTGCACCGTCCTTAATTAGATTTTCGAAGATATTTAGCTAGAAAGCTTCCGCTAAATCCGTCTAAGAAAACAAGACTTTGTTTATACTTTCCTTTACCTGTTATAAATTCATCAGTTTTACACGTCCAAACCTGACCATTGTAATGGTTAGCTTCATCACACGTATGCATAATTACTTTGTCACCTTTTTTAAACATTTCTCATTCTCCTTTTTATACAAAATTCAAATTTTATTTTTTGTTATATTTTTTTAAGAAATCTATCAAAGCAATTTCTACTAGCAAAGATTTTTGATTCTTTAGTTTTGATACCTTTAAAAATCTCGTAAATTCATCATGAACAGATTCTGATATAAAAATATTATTTCTTTCTCTGTTTTCATCCTCGTCAATATTTCTGATCCTTTCGAATAAACTCGGCTCGTTTTCTTCATCTGCAAATTCGTTAATGATATTATCTCTAATTTCATTTTCTAATTGCTCTTTTGCAAATTTTTTGAGAAACACAATTTCTTCCTGTGTGAATTTTTCTTTTGGTGCTATTGGAACGCTTGTTTTTTCATCCATTTCAATACCCTCTCTGAGTTGCCATTTTCCTTCATCATGAACATAACCTGCTTTTTTAAGTCTTGTCCTTATTGTGGATTGACTTATATTGAGCTCTACCTCCAATTCTTTCATCAGCTTCCCTTGTTCTAATTGCTCAACAATTTCTTTTGCTTCCATATCCTATTACCTCCGACAATGTAAAATTAGGATTATACAATATATTATAACATCCTGACTCTATCTTATCATTATAAAGCGTTCGACAAAACACGACATTAAGATAGCGATGAGTTTTTATTAACACTTTAAAGAGATAACTTACACATGAGTTTATCTCCACATAGAGATAACGAACCAATAATAGATTAAAACTTTAAATTTTGTTAATTATGTTCCGCTACGCTACACGTCTAAAAGGGATTCTTAGGTGCTAACCTTCCAATCCCCTTTAGACCTTGAACGTAGTGAAAGTATCTTGTAACCACTTTGTAACCGTGAATGAACGTTGATATATAAGTATTTATAGAGTTTGTAACCATTTATAAAAAAATATAGTATATATATAAAAAATAATATCTTTTTTTATAAGCTGTTTTTTATTTATATAAGTATGTTTTTAAAAAATGCGGTTACATCGGTTACACCCTTGGTATTACTGGGTTTGCATGGGTTACAATTGGGTTACAAAGGGTTACAAACAAGGTTACAAGGGGTTACAAACAAAAAATCCTAGTGTTTTCACCAGGATTTCTTTTCTATCTTTTCATCAGTATATTTCAAATCGAGTTTATCGTATTGATAATCGAAATATGTATTATTTTTAAACTCAAAATCTTTACTCGAACCTTTTTTTATAACATATCCTGTTTTTTTAAATGGACTTCTTCGATTTTGACAATGCGCCATACGATGTCCATCCCCTTGCCCATGTAAATGCCAACAAGCACAATAAGGACACCAAACAGCTAGATTCCCACTTTCATCTCTTTCGTAAGCTAATAGCACCGGTAACGATCTATCATCTTTGTTTAAACGCATTTTCTTCATCCCCTTTTATATCATATAGCATTAGTATATCTTTTTATGTTCCGCTACGCTTCACGTCTAAAGGGATTCTTAGGTGCTAGGCCTCTAATACCCTTTAGACCTTGCGATAGCAAGTTACTGTAATTATAGTTTGTTACCCTTTTTGTTACTCCTTGTTACCTATTCGTTACCCCTTTTGTTACCCCTTGAAATCCAGTTATATCAAGCTTGTTACCTTTGTTACCTATATTTTAGAAGTATATATATAATAATAAATTTGAAATAGATTTTTTATACACTTTTATATATGTGTATTTGTTTTTTTTTTGGGGTAACAAAGGTAACACCTTAGAGCCTCAAGGGATTAATGGGGTAACAAAAGGGGTAACTGTTACCTTAAAAATAGGTAACAAAAAAAGAAGGTAAAAAACCTTCTTTTTATACAAACTCTATAATTTTAGTTAAATCTATAACAATCATTTTTTTTGTTCCACCTAAAAACAGTCTTTCTGTTTTTCTTGTTTTGTTTGAATCAGTAATAATCCACTCGTTTTTCTTCCATTCATTAATAATAGTTTTGGCATCATATCCTGTATCATTAAGTATTTTCTCTGCTCTTGTTGGATACATAATAATTTTATTTGAATCATTTTCATATGCCCAATCTCCCCAAGCGTCAGGGATTTCATAACTTTCTTTTCCTTTTACAAATTTAGGTTTATTCATTAAACATTGTTCGTATAAATAAATCATTGCTTGTTTTGGCTTGTCTACTTCTTCGTTATCCTCCAACATGCGATTCCAAACGTCATATAAAATGAAGTCTTGTATTTGTGTATCTAAACACTCATTAAGCATTAATGCGCTTAAATGAAGTAATGACATGTATTTAGCTAAACGCTTAACCACATTATTATTTTCAGCTAATGCCATATATTCATTACGAAGATCAATATATTTTTTTCGCCATAGCTCTAAATCTTGCTGTGTTAACCATGTTGCGAATAACTTACCTGCTGTTCCGAAATATTCATTTACGTTCATTTCGATATCATTAACAATTTCGGTTGCATTGTCGCCGAATGGTGCTTCTGTTAACGTAATAGCACGTCCTGCAACCCCTGCATTATGTCCGAACTCTGTTATTTTCTTCTCACCAGTAGATAACATGATATTCTTCCACGCACCTGATTTTTGTGTACCTGTCAAGCTACCTCTAATTTTCTCTGAACCTTGTGTAAATTGATATACGATTGATGGGATTTCTTTTTCTTTTCCTTTTTTTGTATCATCGAGAAATAGTGGCAAATTGTTTAATAGTGATGCACGTCTTCCGACACCGACCATTGTTGTGTACCATGATTCTATCAATTTATCGGGATTACCCCATACACTAGATGCTATTTTCATACAAACGGTTTTACCTCTACTAGAGTTCCCACTTAGCTCTACGATAAAAGGGTCAACGTGAAACTTTTCATTTAATATAGAGGCAAAACTAGCTAATATGTAAGTTAATGCGAACGGTTTATCTTTTATAAGATTAAAAACATTTTCTTTCCATTCTTCAATTGAGCCACTACTCTTAAAACCGTTAACATATTGTCTATCACCTTCACTATTTGGAACGAAAGAAATTGCGTCTTGTCCTATTGTTTCATTCGGTAATACAAATGAGTTTTTATAGTAACCCAGTTTTTCTAAGAAGTATGTAACTTCAAGTTTGTCTTTTTGTTTATAGCGCAATTCATCTAAGTAGTTAATTATATATTTTGCATTTACTGATGTGACTGGAATACCTAAGTTTGCAAGTTCTATAATTTTTCTTGTATTACTACAAGTTTCAGCGGGCTGTATAGTAGTTCTAAACATATTATTATCGCTGGTAACGCCTAACTCATAGTTTATACCTTTTGTTTCTGCGTTTATATATAAGCCTAAAATACCGATACTACCATAGAAAATAGGTACTTTTATTTCTTTGATATATGTGTACATATAGTTGTTTTTACTGTCATAGCGTAATCTGTCTGTAGATATACCTAGAAACTCAGATGCTTCCAAACTATTGCAAATAACAGTTTCTAAGCTATTATCTTTAGGTTTACAGTCAATAATTTCTTCTTGATTTAAATGTTCATTGTGACCTATAATATCAGTAGATATGTTTAAATTTGATGGTTTATCAAAAGTATGGGCTCTAACCTCTTTTGATAAGTCATCTTTTTTTATGCCGTCTACTATCTTTAACGGCGTTTTTTCTGTGTAAGTATTCAATTTTATTTCCTCCAATTTAAATTAATTTGAAAAGTATCGTTTATATTTTTCGATACCTCCCAAATAATATTTCATTACTTCATATTTCATCTGTACATTGTCTGACAGTAAAATATCTATCTCGTACTCTAGAATAGGTAACTTATGATAAATTTCATAAAACATTTCTGATTCACAAGTGAATTCAAAGAGTTGCAAAAGTTGCTTGAATTCTTTTTCTCTATTAAGTAATGCTTGTAAAAGGGCATTCTCTAAGTCTTTCATTTGCTGCATTTTTTTATGTATTACTTTCTGTTTGGCTATTTCTTTTTGCATTGCTTTTCGATTTAAATTTACATTTAGATTTAATGCTTTTAATAAGTAATTTTGGGCTTCTGTATTTGTCCACCCATGTAACAGCATCAATCCCGAAAAGTGATCGATTTGTTTTCCATCTCCACAACCTGCATAACACCAGCAATTATCACTCGATACATTTACGACCATGCTATCTTCTTTATCGTCATGGAACGGGCACTTACACATATAATTCTTTCCTTTTTTTCTTACTGTTGTCCCACAATATCTTTCTAAAAAATCTATAATTGGGAGTTTGCTTTTTATCAGATCGCTTTTTTGCATGTTAACACGCTTCTTCCGTACCTATTGTGATTTTTATGTGTTTGGATTGGTTATGCCCTCGTTGATAAAAAATGTCTATAAAACCAGCATTCTCTAAACCTTTTAATGCTCTTTTTACACTAGATCGTGAAACGTGACATTTTTGTATAATATCTTCGAATCTAACTACAGTGTGTTTTTCTGCACAACCTCGCTCATAGAGATATAACAAAACTAATTTTTCTGTTGAGGTTGTTTCATCCACCTCAAAAACCTCGCTTAATGTCAAATGTGTTCTCCTCCTGTCGTATCTTGCTATGGTTCATATTGTATCAGTAGCTTAGGTAGAGGTCAATATGAATCTTAGGTAAAAAATAATGCAATTAAATAAATCTTTTAATACAAAGGAGTTCTAATGGGATTCTTAGAGCGATTCCTTGATTTTATTTTTTGAATCTCTAGTATCTTCCCTATGATTCGCTTCTTTTTTTACCACGCTATTATGCGCTTCCCTATGAAATAGCAAGGAAATACAATCCTCGTTATTTTGAGAGCGTATTTTCATATTCCTTCACGATTTTGTAGAATGATGTTTTTTTGAGATTTAACATTTTGCTAAATTCTACACCTTTAATTTCTTCGCTTTTCCACCGATCATAATTATCTTTTAAAATCTTTTGTTGTTCTTTTGATAAGGTTTCTAGTTTTACGACTGGACGTCCGAATTTTTGTCCTTTCCTTTTGGCTTCCGCAATTCCTTCAGCTTGTCTTTGTTTGATTTTATTTCTTTCTTGCTCGGCTACATATGACAGTAAGGAAAGGAATTGGTCTTCCATTAACTTACCCATGTCTCCCATATCTTTGAATTTTCTACTATCAAATAAAGTTTCGTTGTCTAGAATGATAATGTCAGCTTTGAGTTCTCTAGTGATATGCTTCCATTCCGCTATAACACCGTCATAGTTTCGTCCTAAACGGTCTAAAGAATCAATGTGTAATAAATCCCCTTCTCGGATTATTTTCTTCATAGATTGATAGTTAGGGCGGTCAAAGTGTTTTCCGCTTTCTTTATCTATAAAGATGAATCGGTCTTCTATTTGCAAATCTCTCATTTTCTTTAATTGTCGTTCGATATTTTGGTCTTTTGCTGAAACTCGTATGTACCCAATTTTCATTTTGCTCCCACCTTGTCCATTAATAAAACGCTACCCCTAGAATCCCTTTAGACGTGTAGCGAAGCGAAACTTTTGTTTGTTTAAACTTAATTAGATTTTTTTGTATAACCAGTGTAAGAAATCTAAGCATTTCCAGTAAGTGAATATCCATAAAGAGATGAATAAACAAAAGAAAATGATTATCAAAATATATTTCATGTGTTTTTCTCCTTTTTAGTATTAATGATTTAATTATAACAATAGCGTTCGTAAAAGTCTGCAATAAGTTGTGAACGTCTGCAACTTAATGTACACACTTTTGCGAACGCAAAAATGATATTCTGTTCTTTTTTCGTAAAAGTATACTTTTTTAAACTGTTTTCTCGTCTGTATGTTTTGTTTTCTGAGGTTTCAATACAAAATATGTAGGGATATATATTCCGCACAAATAAATACTTATGTATACAAAAGTAAAAATACAAAGTGTTAAATCATATTTATAACCAACAACCACTTTTGTAGCATATAAAGTCATAATTATAGATAAACCGATTAAAACTATGATAAAAGTAATGATATCGAATAAATCTACATTAATAGTGAATCTGGTTTTGCTCATGAATTTCATTGTTTTTCCCTCCTACGTATACTTTTTTAGACTATTTTCTTTTTTGAAACCAAATAACAGAAAGCAAAACACTAACAATACAAAGCAATGGTGATATATGAGCTGTGTAAACAATTATTTCTTCAAAACTCATATCTATTTCCTGTATATAATTAATGGTGCTTAAAATAATAACGAATCCTAATAATAACGATGGGGGTATGAGGAATTGGATTATATCTTTTTCACGAAACTTCATTTATTTTCTCCTTTTCCAAATCTGTTTTTGCTTCTTTTATTAACCAACTAGTAGCAATAATTCCGAGTAAAGAAAGAAGTGAGGAAACAATAGTCATACCACTACCAATGTGCATAGCTGATAATAAAAACAAATTATCTTTTAAGTAAAAAATTCCGAATCGGAAAGTCGCAAATGCAAATAAAGAAAATAAAAATACAACGATCATTAAATTCCGCTCACTATTATAGTAGTTTTTCAATTTGATTCTCCTTTTTATAAAACAAATTCTTCTTCTTTACCTTGTTCCAGATATTCCTGGTATCTCTTTCTAACTTTTCGGTTCTTATAGAAAGATAAGGCGATAAAAACTATGATCGTATTCATTACTATGAGTTCAATTGCATTTATTGGGTTGAGATAGTCCCAAAAGGTCAACATTTTCTAGCTTTCCTTAGCAAAACAATGATTAAATCATATGTTTCAAATAACAAAACAATAATGGCTGCTAAACCTAAAAACAGTAATGTCATATGCTTTCCTCTATCAGTTTGACTTCCTCACTCTTTCTTTCTAACTCATGTAATTTTGCGCTTTTTTTCACTTGATATTTATAAAATGATTTATATAGAAATTTAGGTAATCTAGTTCCGACAAAGTAACTTATTAAAATGTATATCGCTATTACTAACACTCTTTACACCTCTTTACATGCTGTATTCAACAAAGATAGCAACTAACCCCATGATCGTTAGAAAAGCTATTATATTAAGCCCTGTGGACTTCAAAATTTGTTTTAACAAAGAATCACCCTTTCGGTATATCTTTTTCGGCCCGATCTATAAAAAACATACTTACACTAAAAGCTAACATTAAAATAACACCTACAATTGTTGTGAAATTATACATGTTATCTACTCCTTTACGAATAATCGTGTAATTCTTGTATGTACTCTTTAAATTTCTGTTTTTCTATTCTTGTCATTTCGTTCAATGCGATCATGAAATATGAATTTCTACCGATTTTTATTTTTCTGTTGCAAGAGAATCTCTCTCTTCTTTTTTGGTGAATGCATTTGTATGGGATTAAGATATACCCCATGTTTTGCGCCATTTCTTCAGCGACTTGTAGTTGCTTGTAAAACGTGTATTCTTGATACATTTTCGCTACTTTGATAGATGGCATACTCGGAAAATGGTATACAAGAGTTCTAGGGTCTCTATCTTTAAAATCGGGTGGTATTAATGAGTATTCAGCAATCATTTACATAGCGCCTCCCTTTACGCTTATTCCATCGTCTTTATCGAGTATTATTGTTTGTTTCTTTTTCTTCCCTCTTGCTTTGTCGTGTATTCCTTCGAGTTTGTCGAAGAATTCGTTACTTTCTCTTTCTGTTTGTGGTAATGGGAATCCCTTGACCATTTGGTGCGTATCGTATAATTCCAGATCAAAGAATTTCTTCGCCTTACTCATTGGTAGAAATGTTTTATTTAAAAGCTCGCCAGTTTGATAATCTGAAAAACGAATGGAAAACCCCTTTTTGGGAATTTGACGAACATCCACCAACACCTCGACAATTTGTCTAATTCGACTATCTACGTTAGAAATGGAAGGCGAACAATATATTTGTACACTCTTCATTTTTCGCGTGAACATGAGCACTTCTGTTGCTATGGTAGAGCCATGCCTTGACCATTTACGGTTTGAAAAAGCCATTTGAGTCTCGTCCCAGCAACAAATACTCCCTTGCGCTTCTGCGACCTCGTACCAGTCTGTATAGTGATTGATTGGCTTAGAATCAGCTAATTCGTAATTTGAAAATAATTCTATTTTCCCACCACGATCTTCTACTTTCTTTTTCCAGTAATGGGCTAACAACGACATGAGGAACGTTTTCCCTTGCCCTAGTGGTGCTTGGATGAATATGTGATAAGCCATTTATCTCTTCCCGCCTTTTTCGGCTAGGACAACCGGTTTAGGGGGTTTTGGAATTAGTGCTTCTATTGTCTGTTATGTAATAATGCGGATCTGCTACGCTGACTTTTCCTTCTTTTTTAATAAAATCAATTACATCTTGATAAGGGTTTTTATCTCCATGCAAATATGTATTTGAACCTAAATTTTCAAGTAAAATTAAGGCTCTGATTTGAGATTCTTGTAATTCTTGTGATTTCCCCTCTACTTCTTCAATAACTTGTTTGATGTCTGAAACGTGAGCGATTTCAGGGAAGAGGTTGTCCCCTATAGCTTGTTGTAATTTTTCGCTGTTCGAACTATCAAATGCCAT